GTCGACGTTCCACTCGCCGGCCCCACCATGGCGACGACGCGCGACCCAGGAAAGCGTGACATCGGGGCCGACGCGGACTCCTGAGAGGTGGACGGGCGAGTAGGGCGTCTCGGGGCGGTACCCGTAAGCGAGGGCGGTTGTGCTGTTGGGGCCCCTCGCGTAGCGGTTGGCGCAACGGGCGGCGATCGAGAGCGTGGCGAGGTTCTGGCCGCGGACGCCGACGATCCCATCGCGCGCGGTGCCTGGACGCGGGAGAAACCAGACGCGCGCGCCGGAGGCGTGGTTGTGGCGCGGCGTCCCGCCGAGGCCGCGGATGATCCCCGAAGCCTGGAAGGATCCACCGCCCAGGTCGATAAGGTCCTTGATGGCGACGAGCTCCCAGTTGGTCCCCCCGCTGTCGATCACGGCGACGTGACCCATGCGTTGCCAGGCGCCCTCGGTGTTGGTGTGGGCATCGACGCCGAGGGCGCCGGTGACGATGAAGCCGACCTCGCGATCGACCCACGGCGCGGTCGAAGGATAGCCCGAGGCGTCGAGGACGGCCGTCGAGACGATCTCGAACTGGCCGCGGATCTCCCCGCCGATGAGGATCTGGTAGCGGTCGGCGAACTGGGTCGCCGGCGGAGAGGCCAGGGCGACGACCGCGGTCTCGTAGGCGAGCTCGGGGATCGCGTCCCTCACGAAAACTTGGGCGGGCTGCTCGGTGAGGGTGTAGTCCTGGCCCACGTAGTCACTCGAGGGGAGCTCGGGCTCGTCGAAGTTGTCGAGGCCGTAGACGTCCTCGACGGCCTCCACGGTGATGACCTGGTCGCGATCACCATCGCCGGAGATCGCGAGGATCCTCACGATCACGTCCAGATCCATCTCGTCGTCGGTGAGGCGGACTGGGTCGCCCTGGTTCAAGCTCGGCCACTGGAGGCGCGAGAGCTCGAAGCGGTAGACGGCGAGCGGGTAGAACATCCGGCGCATCATCCGCGAGGCGACCTTCTTCACGGCGTCCTCGTTGCGGAGCCAGGTCAGGTCGACGCTCTCGATCTTGGCGTAGGCGACCGCGTTCCGCGCGGCGCTGTTGACGATGGTCCGCTTGATCGGGCGCCAGGTCCGCGTGGACATATACTCGAAGGTCACTGCCGTGGGGAGATCCTCCCAGGTGCGGACAGACCGCACGAGCTTCCTCGTGTGGTCCTGGGTGATGACCGGGATCGTCGCCGGGTTGTAGTCCTTGCGGATCAGCTTGTAGGTCCACTTCCCGGTCGTGGAGCTCCTGAAGATCACGGCGTCGGCGTAGCGGCCGAGCTCCTCGATCCAGGAGGACATGAGGCGCGGGCTCTCCATCGCGAAGGCGACGCCGATCCCTTCGGTGTCGAGAGTGTCCGCGGCGTCCTCGAAGCTATCGCGGTCGATCACTGCCTCGTCGACCTCGGCCAGCCTGGTGAGGAGGTAGTAGGCCACCAGTGCGGGGTTGGCGTCGTTGCCGACGTTCTCGTGGGCGGACCCGAAGCCCAGGTCGAGCGATGTCCTCCGCACCACGTAGGAGACCGCCGGCGCGGAGCTCGCGTTGTCGCCGAGGTAAGGGAAGGGATGGTAGGCCAAGGAGGTTCCGGTGTAGGGGATCTCTCCCCCGCCGGCGGCGCCCACGAAGGCGCCCGAGGTCTGGGTGCCGTCGTAGTAGGTGATCGTCGAGTCCTCGCCGCCTGATCCGTTCGCTTGCTGGGCCTGACCGATCGTCAGGGACGCGCTGTTGCCGGTGGTGAGGGTCCCGCTCCATCGGCGCTGGTTGTTGACGTGGATCTCGACGACGGCGTTGGTTCTGCCCCCGATCGAGTGAAGCATCGGTAGATAAACCTTATACCCGGCTAAGATCTCCTCGCTCCCTCCTCCCTTCTTGCCTCCCCCACCGTCGACCTTCACGTAGAAGGGCTCGTCCTCGACTCGGCCTTGCCAGATCAGGTTGGGCTGGATCTTCACGGTGCCGAAGATCTCGGGGCGGAGTCGCGCTTCCCCCGCGGTTGGGTAGGAGAACTCGCCGAAGCCGCTCTTGTCGGGCCCCTCCTTCGACGACTTGGGCCGCATGAGGAAATAGCTCGCGACCGCGGTCAGGACCAGGACGGCGACCATGATAAGGATCCACGCGACCTGGCCGATTGCAAGAAGGGAGAGGGTCATCAGTGCTGATCCTCCTCGGTGATCTGTGTCAGGTCGCCCCTGATCCAATCCGCAGCCGTGGCAATGAGCCCACGCGCGGCGAAGACGCCGCCTCGGTAGGCGATGCGGAAATACTCCTCTTCCCCATCCTCGACATGGACGATCAGGACCGCAGAAGACACCCCCTTGCCGATAAGGCCGTCGAGAGTTGCTGCGACGATCTCCCCCACCTCTTCCCGCGTGAGCCCTGCCTCCCCCATCATTCTCTGGTCATCATGATTCATGTACGTGCCTCAGAAGCCGTCGGTGACGGGATTGGTGATGGGGACGAAAGGGTAGCCGCCGAAACGCGCGACGTTCGCGAACTTGGTCCGGCAAGTCGCGCGCTTCTTGTCACAGCCCGCATAGGCGGCCATCGTCGTGGGGAAGCTCTGGAAGAAGCGGTTGTAGAGGTAGAGCGTCGAGCCGACGTGGCGGGTGATGAGGGCCCGCTCGAAGCCCGCCTCGAGGTAGCCGAGGGTAAAGTAGCCATCGGGCTTGGTCGCGAAGGCGGAGTGGGTGACCTCGAGACCGCTCGCGGAAATCACAACCTCGCTTGTGGGGACGATCACCTGGTGGAGAGAGCGGACGACCTGACAAAGCCCACCGAAGAGCTCGTAGGGGCACTCGGGGCTCTGCCAGTGGCCAGGGACCTCCCCCTTGGCGACCTGTGAGAGCGATGCCAGGGAGATCTTCATCCGGCGGTCGGTCTTGTGTGCCTCGACGCTTACGACGCGCCCGCGGAAGAGGAGCGTCGCCGTCGAGCTGAGGACGTCAACGTTGACTGTGACGCCGCTCGATCCGTTCCTGAAGTAGCTCCAGGGCTCGTGGTCCCAGACGGTCTCGATGTCGAAGCGGTCGTCCCCGAAGTCGCGCGAGAAGCGCCCGCGCTTGATCACCTTCCCGATGTAGGTCTGGGAGGCGACGACGAGCTGGCGCGCGCGGCCGGAGTGGAAGCGCCAGACCGTGGGGCCGGCCGTCACGCGGTAGAGATTCACGAGGGTGGACATCTAGGGGGTCTCTCCTTGGAGCTCCACCATGACCAGGCGGGCCTCCGAGACTTCAGGCCCGAGCGAGCTCCGCCCGATCTCGAGGTAGTCGGAGGCGAAGCGCACGAGGACCAGGCGGCGAAGGGGATCGCCAGTCACGAGGGCGGCGGATAGGACGGGTGACACGTTGAAGGCGACGTTGGCGCGCGCGTCGGCCTCGGTGGCGGTGATGACCTTCAACGACTGACCAGTGCGAGAGCTCACCACGTGCCGAGTGATGTCAAAGAGGCCGAAGACCTCAGCGCGGTTCTTCACCTTGATGGAGCTCGCCCCGATTGAAGCAGGCTCGGCGACCTCGAAGTCGTCGACCTGAGATGCGATCCAGAAGGGGAGGGCCATCCCCTGGCGGCCGTCGAAGAACTCGCGGAGCTCTGAGCGTTCGGCCATGGATCGCTGGATGACTCGCATGGCGAAGGTTTCCTCAGAGACCGCCTGGGAGACGTTCGACCTGAGCTGTGAGGCGTCGCCCACGAGCTCGGCGTTGGCGAGCAAGCCGTGGCTCCAGGTGTCGAGCGCCTTGAAGGAGAAGACCGGGTGGTCGAGGTAGGTGGTCACGACTCAGAGCTCCTCGAAGACGACCTGAAGATCTCCCAGCCTGGAGCTCCGGTCGCTCCACTCCGCACCGCCAGGGAATGCGGCGACGATCGCGGGGATGCACCAGTCCCCCTCGGAGAACTCCGCGGCGGTGACGGGCTCGGAGAAGGTGATCGTCGTCGCGGTGAAGGAGACGACCTGGCGGATCGTCGCGAAGGGGTTGTTGCGACCTCGGCGGATGAGGGCCACGTAGCCGTCGACGGCGAACTCCCTCAGGGCCGTGGCGGCGGAGACCTCGGCGGTCCCGTTCGTTGCGGCCGTGAGCTGAGAGGCTGAGAACCACAGGGGCACCAGGAACGAGTAGCGGGAGCCGAAGCGGAGGAGGTTCTCGGCGAGAGCGCGCTCGTCGAAGCGGTGGGCCCGCACAGGGAAGCGGACGATCCGCGGCGGCGTCGCGTTCGTGAGCGTCGATCGCTTTTCGGTGCCGTTGTCAGACCGGTAGAGGCTCGTGTGCCACTCGCGGCCCTCCGCATATCCGGCGTCGCGCGGCCGAAGAGGAAAGACGACGCCACGAAAGCCCGAGAGGGTCTGGCTGACCTCCCCGACGCCAAAGTTGAAGGAGAAGAAGGCGTCGATCGTCGCCGGTCCCTCTCGAAGGATCTGGAAGGTGTGGGTGTTGTCCTGGCGCGCGGCGATCACGTCGGAGGGCGCGATCCCGCTCAGGACGATGCCCTGGTCGTTCAGGGAGTCGATCGACACGACCGTGGCCGAGGCGTCGCGATTGTTCCAGATCAGGCCGTCGCGCCACAGATCGTCGACGACGAGGCCCAGGAGGTAGCGCGAGGGCTTGATGAGAATCTTGCCGTTGATGATGTCCCAGTGCTCCATGCCCTCAAGCAACCACCCTGGGAACTCCTCCGCGCGCACAGGGAAGACTCCATCGACGTAAGCGGCCCCCGCGATCAGGGGCTCGGAGACGTAGGCATCGCGCGGCGGGGCTGCCAAGGGCGGCGGGAAGGCCCCCTGCGTCGGCTCTGCGACGGGAATCGCCTCATAGGCGGACATGACACCGGAGTAGGTCGCCAAGGCGGGAGCGCCCCCTTACTCGACGCGCACGGCCACGCCCATGAAGCGCGCAGAGCCGTAGGCGACGATGCGGCGCGACTTCGCACCACAGAAGATGCGCCACTTCTCAAGGCCGATGGTGATCTCCTCATCCTCGGCGTAGGCCTCCGTCCAGCAGGCGCGCGCGCCCGGGATGGCGCCATAGATCGACCACCAACCGGATCGACCGATCTTCGGCGCGATCAGGTAACCGGGCATCAGGGGCGTGATGATGTTCGCTGGGCTCGACTGAGGATCCAGCGTGAAGAAGGTGAAGCGCGTCTCGCCGGTGTCATTTACGGGAGGCTCTTGGTTGTTGCGGACGAAGCTGGTGTGCGCTCGGCCCGTGGCGATGTTCGCGTCCATCGCGAGCTCGACCCATGAGCCCGCGTGGTCATAGAACCATCCGATGGAGGCA